AAGCTGTGTATCCACGTTACTGCGCACTTGTATGTAGTGAATCCATGAGCGCAACGTCCCGTTAACATACACACGACTTTTAGTATTGCCTTCTGGAAGAACGACACGAGCTTGTTCTTTAGCAATACCTTTGCTAATTGCCCATTCATATTGTGCTTTTGCTGAATTAATATGAGCTTCTTGTCTTAGATGCCATTCATCATTAATTGCCTCTTCTTCTGCAGTATTAATTGTAATTGAATTTTGACGATTTTTAGGATCTTGAAATCTAGCATCGCGTATTTCAAAAGACAGATCGTTTGTTGGATCTGCATAGCGTTGACTAAACTCTTGGAATCTAAATGAAGCGTGACGTAGTAATTGACGTGCAATATCGCGGGTGGTATTAATTTCTAAACACACATTAACCATTTCAAGCGGTGACCAATGTTTATGTTTAATTAAGTAGTTGATAAGTTTTTCTGAAGTTTCTGTATTAAACTGATTTGACGGATTACTTACCCGAGCGCAAAACGCAATAAGTTCTTGTGCATCAGTAATTCCTAATTCAGCAAATTCTTCAGTTGGTTGAGAATATGATACTAATTTAATGTTCATAATTTTTGTTTCTTTAAAAATTTATTGGTTAGTTTTTCTACATCTTTTTTTACTTTTGCTGCATCCAGTTTAAAATCTACATCGTCTATCTGTTCTTCATACGAATTTAACAATTCTGATAAACTCTGTTGAAAGCTATTCCATCCATCTTTTTTTATTTTAGTTGTTAATTTTATTTCCCAAGACTTATTATCTTTAAAATTAATAACTACTGAATGCAAATAAAGAAGAGGTAACACATTAAGTGTTACCTCTTCAAATACTTCTGGCCAGTGTGCAACTACTTCTTTAGGAAGCGGTTTCGTCTGTTTTAACAACTTTTTCCTTTTTTGCTGTAGTGGTAGTTACTACTTCTTCTGCTACAGTTTCAGTTTTAACTTTTTTAGCAGTTGGTACTAATTCTTCAGCCTGTCTACGTAAAGATGCAGCTTCTTTTGAAAGACGATCTGCTTCTGAACGATAGTGTTTAGCTTTTTGCTCGGGAGTCAATAGTTCAACAAGTGCCGCTTTTGCCTCAGCCGGAGTTTCTTTAACTACAGGTTTAGTAGGTTGTTCTATTTTAACTGTAGATTTAAGAGATAGCTCATCAACTGTAGTGCCACGTTGTTCTGCAATAACTTGATTTAGTTCAGACAACAAAATTGTGTACGAATTAGTTGGTAACATTTCAATTTGATCAGTTGAAACTTTAACTAATCTATCTTGAGTGTGCAACGCAGCAAGCATGATACTGCCATCTGGAAAGTTAGTGCGTGCCATTGCTTCTGCAAATTCATACGAAGCCTGACCACTTGAACTTTCAACTAAGTTAATAAGTGCATCGTGATAGCTGTCTGGCAAATTTTCAGTAGGTACAATTAAGCAATTGTACGCATCGCCTGGTAGGGTGCGATATGCTACTATACATTTTTTGCCAGAAGCTTTAACTCTTCCAACATGTTTAAGTTCTGCCATTATTGAGCACCTTGCGCTGCTTTAGCTTGATCAGTAACTGCTGTTAAAAATGTATCCAATTTTGTATATGTTTGTCCTACAGCAACCATTTCATTTGGTTTAAATGCACCACGTGAACTTGCAATGTCAATAATAGTTTTTAACGCATTTAAATCGTTAATAGTAAGATCAGCACCTGCTTGTTCTTGAGTTGCTTCTGCTGCGGTTTCTTGTACTGCTTCTTGTGTAGTTTCGGTCATGTTATTTTCCTCTGTTAGTGTAATATAATTAATTATCTTGAATGTAAATATGGGCATGCAATTGTGAAAAAGCTAAGTTCTTTTTCTGATTCAAACCCAATTGTAATGTTGTAAACAATAGCGTTATTACTATCTAATGAAATTCCTTTTCCAATGTAGTATCTGCTATTTAAGTTTTTAGTAATCCATTCATTAATAAATTCGAGTAAATCCGTTCTTGATTTATTAATAGTAAAGTATTCAAAATGCGGACAAGCAAAATCTACTCTCCGCATTTTAAAATAATCTAATGGATTAGGTTTTCCATTTTTTAGTGCCATTTATGCCTTTTCTTTTGAAAACTCGTAATAGCAAGTTTCACCAAATGGGGCTACGATTGTATCATTACCGTGTATAATAAACACAGTATCGCAATACGACTCATCGCCCCAGCTTCCAAAAGGATACCCATCAGTAAAACATAGGAACTTTTTAGGATTAATGTCATTTTCTTTCATATATTCCCAGTTAGCATCAAAGTCAGTACCACCGCCACCTTTTGGTTGATACTCATCAAACTCGCTTATAGTATAACCAGTAAATGATGCCTCGTTATAAACTTGTGTATCAAAGCACCATAACTTAATGCTAAAGTCCTGATACTCTTGCATGATGCCTTTAATCTCACTTAAGAAATCTCTAGCTTGATCATCGCCAATTGACCCTGACATATCAATTGCAACACAGATATCAATTGTTTCGTCATAGTTAGTACCTGGCAAAATTGCATTCATGTGCCAACCTTTTCTGTTAGGACGCATAAACGAAAAGTCATTTTTAAGAGTACTTTGTATTTGCTGACGTAAAATCTCACGCCAGTTCATTTTAGACTCAGTAAGATCTTTAATTAAACGTGCAATACTAGCTGGAGTATTACCTGCACCTGCTGCTTGTGCTGCAGTCATTGTAGCTTCACGAATTTCATCACGAATCTTTTTCAATTCTTCTTTACTGTATGATGGACGACCGTTTGACCCTGAACTTTCCCAGTCAATATGTTCGTCAAGCATCTCACCAATTTTAGAAAGTGAATCTTCATCGTGATCTTCTAGTAACTTATCATATATCTCTTCAGAACCCATACCGTAATAGTTAGTGTCGTGGAAGATTTTAATAACAGGCGGAACTTCGCCAATCTTATCACGAATTAACTGACCATTTACATTATAGTCACATGCAATATTAAAGATTTTAGGATTGCGACCATCACGACGTGACATGTGATCAAAAACGTTGTGTAGGATTTCATGACCAATAACAAATTCAATTTGTTTTACAGTTAACGGTTCAAAGAACTCACGATTATAAAAGATATGACGACCGTCAGTTGCTGCAGTTGGACACCAGTCGGATCCGTCTACAATTTTTAAACGTGTTGCCATAGTACCAAAGAAAGGATGGCGTAATAGTAAGCCTACGCGAGCTACGATAATTTTATCAACAATTGAATCTAAAGCCATGAATTACTCCTGCATAATTATAAAGTACAAAGTATAACACCGCCTTGCGGCGGTGTCAACTGTTTTGGTATTACTGACCGCTTGCAGCAGTAATGTATTTGCCGTACTTGCTGTGGAAATCATCAAAGCACGCAATGTCGTCTGGATCAATTTGCAATTTGTATGAGCATAACGCAAGTTTAGTACCCATAATTGCAATTTCAGTTTCAAAGTTGTTCATCATAAACAAAAAGTAATTGTTCATTGCTGTGTTTTTGTTAGCAGCCTTTTTATTGAAAAGTTCTTTCAACTCATAGCACATACTAACAGTTAGTGAATACATTGCTGAAATCTCTTTAGTTTCACAATGTGTAATTTTACCCTCAAGTACAGCGCGTGGATCAGGAAGTTTACTTGAAAACTGTCTGTGTGCCATAAATTTAATAGCAAGCCCTTCACCAATTGAACCAGCAACTAAGTCAGCTAGTGTGTCTGAGTCAGTATCGCCGTCTGTTAACAACTCGCTAACAAAGCTCCATGAACGTGGTGTAGCAAACGCTCTATCTGCTGATTTTGAATCAAAAGTGTATAAATCACTTTTGCAAGCAGTTAAATAACCAACAACATCTGGATGTACATTGTTGTCTGTGGCCCATTCAAAGTAGTCATCCCATTCAACAGCCATTTCTAAGTGGATAAATCTGTTAGCTAATGGAGCTGGCATACGATAAGTAACACCTTTGTCTGTTTCTCTGTTACCAGCAGCAACAATAACAACGTTGTCTGGTAATTCGTACTGACCTACGCGACGGTTTAAAATAAGCTGATAAGCAGCAGCCTGTACACTCGGTGCAGCAGAATTCATCTCATCTAAGAACAAAATAATCATTTTGTGTTTTTCAGCAAATGATTTGCTTGGTAACTCTGATGGTGGAGCCCATACCATTGTTTGATCTACTGAGTCAAAGTATGGAATACCTTTGATGTCTGTTGGTTCCCATAAACTTAAACGCACGTCAGTAACATGAGCATTTAACTCGGTACCAAGTTGTTTAATAATATCTGATTTACCAATTCCTGGAGGTCCCCAAATAAACAATGGACGTTTGCTGCTAAATGCTTTGCGTAAAGATTTTTTAGCGCCTTTTGGCCCGACTGTACGTGATGCGATGTTGTTGCTCATAAATTATTACCTCATAGGTTAGTAAAAAAGAAAAAGTAAATTAAATAACTTGTAGCAGTGTTAATATGTTGTGTTGCTAACAAACTATGTAGCATATTATACAGTATTTTTAGCAAACGTCAAGACTTATTTTTAATTAAGAAGTTCGTTCTTTCATTGCTTTCGCTAATCCAAATCGTCGTATGTCATCTGAAAAGAAATATAGTTCAACGCATTTGCGTTCTGAGAACACTGTTATACTTTTATATGTTAAGTAATAAGGACAATCTAAATACCGTTCTAAGAACACAATAGTCTGCGGACTTATCTCAATTGTATCTGTAAATGGGATTTCGTATGATTTGAGTTCTAATGTGTTAGTTAAAAACTCAAACCCATCTTCACTTAACCTGTAAGCAGTTTGTTTTCCTACACGCGAGGATTGCCACCATTTGCGAGAGTATAGTTTTACGTTAGTGTCGTCAGAACACTTTCCCCATTGGTCTAAAAATATGCGTGTTAGTGTGTCGCGTAGAATCATCGCACTGTAACCCCTTTAGTTAGCTTTACAACAGCGAAGTCGCTGCATTTAAATGTAGTGTTTAGCTTTTCTGCTAAGTTGTGTGCATGACCTGGATTTGAAAAAGACGATTTTTTATATTTAGAACCGAGTTGTTTTGAAGTTGTCTTTAAATTAAATGGTTCGTCTTTATAAACAACCGCCCAAATAGCATCTGCTTCTAATATTTGATCTAATTGAAGTGTGTTCGGGTCAAGATTTTCTAATAATACACGTGGTTTGGGTCGAGACATGAGGTCCTCCTATTAACTACGTGTATTTATCGTTAGTTGCCTTCGCTAAATCCGCCACCATCCATAGTTATGTTTACTATTTCAGGAGAAGATGGATTACGTAATTCAATAAGTAGCGCAATGTTATCTTGATTAAGCTGATCTAAAATCTCAGTTAGTGCTAAGTTAAGTAATCTAGCTTGTTGAACTGGAATTTTAACTTCTTTTTGTTGAGAAAGCTCAGTTGCACGTAACAACTGAGCAAATTGTGTTATTGGTGTTAAATTAATCTGATTTTGCATTAGTTAGTACCATTTTCATTTCTAATTCCGTTTTAAACGGACCTTTGTGATCATTGCGTTCTATAGTAATTACTTTAGGACAGAAGCTTTTAACCCATCCTTTTTCAAATTTAATAGTATAATATCCGGCGCAGTACAGACTTTTACTTTGATCACTTTTAGTAAACAGTGGTAACTTGCGTCTAACGTCGTATATAGCGTTATACGGTTTACAACTAGTCGGATATCCATAACACTCATTTGTTTCAACCGCAGACACTTTTATATTATGTTTAGTTAAGAAGAAATCAGATCCAAATTGATTAGTTATTTCTTCTTTTTTATTAAACAGTATCTCACCGTCTATATTACTTAACACATATTTGTTTTCTTTTTTATGCAGTGTAGCAACTTTTAAACCGTCTTGTTCAACAATCCAAAATTTGCCATCAATAATAGGTTTAGCGTGTAATTCAATTTCTACCATTGATCTACACCTGTAATTTCAACAGTTTGAGTAGTAGCAACACCGTTTACTACGTATGGGAATGAAATATTTAATATGTAACCAATACCGCTATTGTTATCATACCCTACATCAATCTTTTCTACATCTGGAAACTTGTCTAGTACTGCTAATATTTCAATTAGTTCTTCTTTTAGTATTGTAATCTTTTTCATAATTATTTTATTGGGTAGTTTGCTTGAAACGGTTCTGCAAATGGTTGGATATTGTCAATCATCCGTTTCATATCATATGATTGACAAAATTTAATCATGCGTGAACCAACTTGTGTAATACATTTAGGTTTAGAATTAGTACTAATTGTTTCGTTAATAAACGACCGAATTTCTGCTGGTTGTTTAGTTAAGTCAACTAGCACGCGATTTCGTTCATAATCGTCTAATACCCGATGTTCTTGACCATTATGATCAGTCCATTTTTGTAATAAAAAGTTATTCCACGAATAACCTTTTGTGTTGCGATCTTCAAACGCTTCAGTTAACCCGACTTTCTTTGAAGTGCCTTTGGTTCTAGCACCAGGATATGCTGAAAACACATTATCGCTAGTATCACCGCGGATACATTTTTCAAATAATACCCATTCCGGATCAAATGGTACTTTGTGTTCGCCTGTTTTCTTATCAATTACAGGTTTTCCTTTAGCATCATAATATCCGGTGTGAGTAACGTGTTGATCTGCTACACCGTTATATTGACTAACAGTTTCACTAATCAATTGATGAAAGTCAGTATCTGTACTAACAATAACATGTTTAGATTCCGGATGCATCTGAATAAATCCAGCAATTAAATCATCTGCCTCTAACTTTGAATGTTGTAATACTGTGCAATTAGTTTTTTCATTTAGGAATGTTGTAAAATCACCGTATGCCTCCCAAAAAAGTTTATCTTCTTCTTGTTCTCTTACTGTCATAGCAGCGCGTGTTACTGCACGATTTTTCTTATATGGTTCGTAAAAGTCTTTACGCCAGCTGCGTCCTTCTAAACAGAATACTACGTGTTCTCCTCCAAAGTCTTGCCATGCTTTTTTAACACTATTAAATGTAATGTGCAATGCCATTCCAAGTTTTAAATCGGCACTACCTTGCACTGAATGTCTTGCACGATAAAATAAGTTTGAAGTATCTACTAAAATAAATGTCATTAGTTGCCTGATCGGTTAACGTTAAGGAATCCAAAGTCCTGATCTGATATATCAATGCCTTCGGCTGCTGCAGCGTTGGTGCAAATATCTCTGTACCAACGACCTACTATTTCTTCTTCAGGATCGCCGTCAAAGCCATACCCTTCTTGTTTTAATTTTTCAATCCAGTGATCATTCCAATCAATTTCAAAAAAACCATTTCTAATGTTACTTGGATTAACTTTAAACCCAATTACATCAACCCATGGTTCATGTTTTAAGGTAGCTTTTTCTTTGTCAGTTAGCGGTTCTTTTTCAATTACTTTAGCTTTTGGCTTAACTTTTGCTTTAGGTTTAGCTTTTTGTTTAGCTTTAATTGCTTCTTGTACTTCTTGTTGATGTTTTAGTTCTGGATTTTCACCACTAAACACTTTTTTTATAAAATTTCCAAACATTATGTTCCCCAGTTGTTACCGAAGAGAGGGAGGTGAAGTCTATCACTGTATCTCAATCCGTGCGTTAATGCAAGTTCTGCTACTCGTCGATTATTAAGGTTGTATACATCAGTTACACCGCCTACTGGCATTAAGTAAATATCACCTCTAAATCCGTTGTCTTTATATAGCTGCATTACTTCACGCGCTTCTTCTACGTCTTCTTCAGATGCTACTACAAATTTTAAAAATGAACTATGCCCTGAAAACTGATACTCGGTTACTATTTCAGGACGTATTGCCTTTTCTCTAGGCTCGCCACTTACACTTAGTTTAGGACTAACTGAAAACGTAGTTTGATACCGTCTTTCCATGTATAAGTAGTTTTCAAAATCTTGTAACAGTTCTTGTGTACCATTAGTTTCGAATGTAATGTTTTTTAAGTCTGCTAATAATGGATGTCTTAGTAATTCTGGATATATTTGTTGCCAACCTGGTAATAATGGTTCGCCGCCTGTAATTACTAAGTGTACTCCACCCCATTCACCGTTAGGTAACAGCTCAATCATTTTAGCTGCAACTTCGTCTATTGACATCGCTGGACTTAGATGTTTAAACTTTGGATGCCAACTTGCATAACTGTCACAGCCAGTAGTTACTAATGGTAGTTCATCATATGAATGATATTGTATACCATTATTAGCAATCGCATCTGCTTGTACACTTAGTTCACCTGCTGGCATTCCAAACCCTCTACAAGAAAAATTGCACCCAAACGTTCTAAGGAACACACTTGGCACTCCCATAAATCTACCCTCTCCTTGTAGAGAGTAAAATATTTCTGATATCTTAATTTTTGACATCTGTATCCTTTATTATTTCAAAACCTATTTCTCTTGGCGTTTTACCTCTCCAAGTTTTTGGAGTTCGCCTGCCTTGTAAGTTTAACACAGTATCTAACGAATGTAAATACTTTCTTAAAGTATTGCCATCTGTAATTACTTCTGTATTTCCTAATTCTCTTAATCGTTTGCCTTCTGTAATAGCATCTAAACCTGTATCAAAAAGACCCCATGGGGTCTTTATTTGACCTTTAAATTGATAGTTGTTTTTACCAGCAGTCTTTTTTTTACCTTCATACCAAGCATCTGTTTTAGTTTTTGGTTTATTCATATTAGATGTATCTTTAATTTTCCAAGTTTTACCTAATTGTCCGTTACCTATTAATCCACCGTCGCCTTTTTCTTCTGTTAAATTTGCCCAGGTGTAATCTTTTACTACATTATATAATTTAGAATAATGCAGACCTGCTTCTTGCAATTCTTCTTTAGTATTATATTCACCTATTATACAAGTTATAATATGTGATTTGTGTTTCTTAATATGGTGCAACCATCTAACTCCGGATCCGGTATATAAATAAGGATTTTTGTTACCGCTTGTTTTACACAGATATTTAAGTCCGGTATTCATACATTTTTTAATCATTAAGTAGTTCATAATAGTTCCTCTACACTTATTTATATGTTAAGGGTTTAAAACTACCTCATTTAAGATTAGTTGCCCTATCTTGTTTACGAAAATCTTTGCAATCATTAACTGCAGCCTTCAATGTTTCTGCATAGTTTAATGTCTGTTGTTCAGTCATTATAGTTGATTGCTGATATTTAAGATAACCATTAAACCACAAATTCCATGTCATTTTAATACGATGCTGAAACCCGTTAAGAAAGCTCAATGTTTCGTATGCAATACTGCTTAAAAACGAATTTTTAATTTTGTATGTGTTCGAAACATCAAATGGTCTATCCCAGTACGCAGTTTTTTGTGTTGTAAATGTAGTTACAGTAATCATATTAAGATCATCTGCCTCAATCATAAACTCAATATTGTCATCGTCGTTGCCGCATGTGCATTGAATTTTATACATTTTACTGTTACCCCAGTCACTTGTTTTCATAATGCCTACTGCTGGAATTTGTGGTTTTAAGTCTTTCATAACTCTCCTTATTTGTTTACAATACTCATAAATTCTGCACGAGTAGTTGGATCGTTTTTAAATGCACCACCTAACTTACTAGTAATAGTAGTGCTACCTGTATCTTCTACACCTCTTGCAGCAACACAATAGTGTTTTGCATCAATTACTACTGCAATATTATCAGTATCTAAAATGTATTCCAGTGCATGGAATACTTGTTCTGTTAATCTTTCTTGTACTTGTGGACGTTTTGCAAAGTATTCAACTACGCGATTAATTTTGCTTAATCCAAGTACAACATCTTTTGGAATGTAACCTACTGTTGCAAACCCGTCAATTACTACAAAGTGATGTTCGCAGTTACTTTGTACGTTAATGTTGCGTTCAATTAACATTTCATTGTATCCCATCTTATTTTGAATAGTAGTACATTTGGGAAACGCATCATAATCAAGACCCCAAAATATTTCGTTGACAAACATTTTTGCAACACGTTTAGGAGTGTCTGCTAAACTGTCATCTGTTAAGTCTAAACCTAAAGTTACCATAATATCATAAAACTTGTCCTGAATGATATTAATCTTTTCTGATGATGTTAATATTTTTTCAGTTACCGGAGTTTCTACTCCTAAACTTACTAAATGATTGTGTATTTCTAAACCTAATTCTGAATCGGTTTTTGTTTTATTAAAGCTCATATATAATTTCCTAGTTGTAAGTGTGTATTATACAACACTACTGTTTATTTGTCAATGTTTTTAATTCGTCTTCTAAATAATTTACATATTCTTGAAGGCCTAATAATATACGTGGATTACTTGAATCGCTATGTTTAGAAATATCACGTTTTACTTGTAAAATCTTTTCTTGTAGTTCTTCTTTAGTTAAGTCTGTCATTGTGTACTTCCGATCTTGCTATTTCTAAAAACATTTGATATTTTTCGTATGCTGCTTTTACAGTTGGATTAGAATCTCTAACATACATATCTTCATAATATTTTTTATTCCAGTCTTCACACTTTTCAGCTTTGTCAATTAACTTTATAAAATCGTTCTCGTGTATTTTAACAGTTAATGACCGTGTAACGTTTGCTCTTTCGCTTGGTAGGTTTGATCTTGACCAATCTAACGAATAGTTATCACCTGCAGCATAAAATTGTTCAACGTCTATGCTTCGTATACCGTGTTTCTTAGCTATTGAATGTAGTTCCATTATTTCTTCCAGTAGTTTTCCCATGGAAAGTCAATCCAAATTGGATCGTCTCGGTTATCAAATTCTTCTGCACAATAATCAACATGTGCATTACTAGCACTATTATCAAATATTGTAGCAAATCTTACATTCTTATGCCATACATCGTGTTTCCATCTTATGTCATTTGGTAAACACAATGATTTCCAATCTTCTTTAATCCAATCAAGGGTTGCACCTGAGTCATTTATGTCATCAACAATTAAGATGTTTTTAGCTTGTCCGGTACTTGCTAGTTCGTCATCAGTAATTCCAAATGCATCACATGCCATCCATGCATTGTGTTCGTTATCATCCGGATGATCACGTAAACTAACGTGTAATGTTAACATCTTAACTCCAAGATACTGACTAAGTAAGTTTGCAGGAATAAGTCCACCGCGTGTAATTCCAACAATGTAATCTGGTTTCCAGTTATCTTTTTGTATTTGACGTGCAATCTCCAATGCTGCGCCTTCTAATTGTTTCCAACTGTATTTTACTACTTTCATTTATCGTCCTTTGGTAATAAACTATCTGCATGGCACATAGTATAAAAAGTTTTTAAGTTTTGATATGCTCTTTCTAATCCTGGATATTCATCACACAACTCTCTAAATGCATTCCATTCTGGAAAGTTATCTTCAAATGGTTTACCGTTATATGATTGATTCCAATAACCACCAGTGCCGGTGTAATAAGATGACCCCCCATTAATTCCAATAGTAGAAGAATTACTAATTGTGTACGGAGCAGTACCATGCATTGTTCCATTGTATATTCCGCTAGCAGTTGAACTAGATACATAGTCACTAAGTGTAATAGTATCAAAAGCTGGTATACTGTAACGTGTTGGATCTCCATCCATATTAAATGTAATTGTATCACACCCAGATGATGTTGTTATTGTATCATTTAAACTTGTCATATAAATCTCCTGCATTAAAAAATTCCAGTGCTAAGTAATCGGCTTGTTGTTTAACATATGGTACAATATCATTATAGTTTTCTATGTAATGGATAATTTTGTTACACAAATCATAACTGTGTGATTCGTAGTCTGCATAACTAGCAGTCCATTCTGATGGATATTTAAAATGATACATATACATTTCTTTATAACTTAATCTATCAGGAACCATTGGAATAGCACCAAGTAACGCACCTTCATAACAACTAATGCCTAATGTTTCTTGTAAGTTAGCACTAAACACGATCTTTGCTTCGCTTAACAGGTTGTGATATTCATCTTTACTTAGCTTTTGTTCTTGACATACAACAAAGTCGTATTGTGGTAATTGATGAGCTAATGCTTTAAAAATATCAACTTGTTTTTCGCTAGCAACTCTATGTGGAAATACAATTAAATCACGTTTCTCTTTATTAGCATACGGCGCTAGTTCGTCTGCTAAGTATTCCATTGGCCAACCAGTGCGTACAATTTTACCATCGTCGTAACGTTCATCCCAATCTTCTTCAAACCACGGATTTTCACTAGTCATTCCGTTGTTTAATAATTGTTCCATAAACATACGCACGTGGAATTCAGTTGCAAAGTAATTATGATCAAATGCTGCATAATAACTCTTTTCAGCTAGTTTAACCCACCCGTGATCAATAGCACCTAGAAAGTCGTGTTTATCATAACTACCTGCGTGCCACAACCCGTGAAATGTCCAATTTAATCTCATTAAGTCTTTAATGTACTTTAAGTTTATAATTGCCGGATTCCATGCATCTGTAAATAAGAAATGATCATTAGTTGAAGATTTATTATAGTTTTTTAAAAAACCAACAAGCTGTGATCCTTTCCAAATGTTAGTATCTATAAAGTTTAAAAATGCACCCGGTGTTACTTCTGAGTCTTGTTGATCACCAGTAATTTGTACAATGTTGTAATCACCAACGTGTTCTTTAAGTTGTGATGGAATATGCTCGATCCATTGTTTAGTATATCGAGTATCTAATGGTTCAATAGCAAATATCCAAATAGTAGGTTTTAATTTCATAATATGTCCTGCGGTGAAAGCCCCGTAGGGCTTTCAGTTAAAAATAAGATTAAGATTTTTTTTGATATGTGTTTTTGGGTCTAACACCGTTTGGCCAAGGTTTATTACCTTGATATGGTTTACGAGGGCGTTTACTAGCAATGTAAGCACCGTATGATTTACTATCTTTACGATATAAATCTGCTGGATCAAATTTACGTAACTCAATTCTGCAAAAGTCATGGAATGCTTCTAAATCTTCAAAGATTTTAACAACATCTGGACGTGATTCTAAGTATGAGAATGTTTTGTAATTTTTAGCCATTTTATTTTCTTCCGTTTTTTAATATAGTTTGTTTAGTACGAATTAGCAGTTGTTCCTTCAAATCGTACAGTTGATTTCTTAATTGTTTAATGTGTAATACGTTTTTAAGTTTAGGGTTAACTGATTTCATATGTTGGATTTCAAAGTCTGATATCTCTTGGCGTAACCGATTAATCTGTTGTTCAAGCATAGCTTTTGAGACAAAATGTTTCATATTACAAATACTTAATAAATGATCCGTTTTCGCCGTCTTCAGAAACTTCAATCCAAATTGCCCTATTAGGGTATTCATTTCTAATTGTTAATGATAAATCATTACTTATCATTTCAC